GTAAAAGCACACGAATTGGATATGTAAAGGATAGTGGCAGCGTAATTTACGCACACGGTCCCAATGGTGAGAACGTTGGTTATTACCAAAAAAGCACTGACACTACGTTTGACCGCAATGGCAAGCGTTATGGCTTTGGCGATTTGACCAATGCTCTGGTTTTTGAGGCTGCTCGAAAGAATTAAAAAAAGAACGTTGACATTTTCTAAAAGCGTGGTAAGATAAATTTGTAGTCGGTTAACATTAACAAAAAACAAAAAATATGAACAAGACAGGCCGTAAGGCAACCGCAGTAAACGAAATCACTGATCGCAATTTCACCATTGTTGATCTGATCAACATCAACACTAACGTTAAGGCTCCTACAATTCGGATGCACGTTAAGCGTAGTGTAACCGCTGGACGATACAAGATCAGTGGTTCACAGAAGACTGGTAAGCGTGGTAAGCCAAGTATCGTATATACATACGACACAACTCCCACTGTTGCCACAACCACCACTGCTGAACCTACTCAGACTTCTGCAAATTAAACGGTATTAAGAATTGGGGTTAATAAAAAAAGCTTGTTAATCCCTTTTCTTAAACTATTTATTTTTAAAAGTAGTATATGGGAAAGTCATTCAAAGATCGTCGTTCACGCAACGAAGGAAATTGGCGCAACAAATCAAATAAAAAGGTTAACAAGAAGTGGCAAGCCACTGACGTAAAACCATCACGTTACAATTCAAAATATGAAGACGAAGACAACTCAAACAGTTATTAACAATCTCAAATCAAAAATCGCAGAACGAAAGTTGCATCTAACAGATCTATACGCAGAATATTATTATAAGGCTGCTATTAAGCAGACAGTAGATGAAAAGATTGGCACTGAACCAAATCGTGATCTACTACGTTACGTCGAGGGAAAGTAAACTAAATATTTAAATAAAGGTTATATGAAAGACACTACACTCAAGCAGTTGGTACGTGACCGCAAGGGTCAACCCCGTGGTATGGTTGTTGCCACAGTAATTGATGGCGCCATCCGATTTGGTTGGAGTCACACCAATACAAAAGCAGGTGATCGTTTTGATAAGTGCAAGGCACTCACTATTGCTCTAGGTCGAGCTGAAAATGGTTGGGGTCCAAAAACAAATGTACCTGTATCTACCGCCAAGATTCTAAATAAGATGATTGATCGATCCGTTCGCTATTACAAGAATGTTCCCGTCTACGGTATTTAATTCAACTATTTATAAAAATGAACAAGTACATTACCGATAATTTCACCGGGTCAATTGACGATCTACTAAATCATTGTTCCAATCTAGATACATCAAAAGTAGAAGAACAAGTCAAAGCTGAAGAAAAAGAAGCCTGTATTCAAGTAATTATGAAAGAACTTGAATGTGATGAAGCTGAAGCTGAAGTCATTTATAATGAAATTGCTTTGGCAGAAGTTAAAGAAACAGTTGACAAGATGGTAGCAGAGGGTCTATTATATGTATCTGGTCACAACGAAGATGGCGAACCACTGTTTCAGCTAACTGAACTTGGTAAAGCTGTTCGTAACGAACTGGGCGACGGTAAGTAATTATACCATAATGCTCCGGTACTGGCGGGGTCTTCTAAGCCCTAAGTGCATAAATGGATGAAAATGGGGGTTCAAGTCCCTCCCGGAGCGCCATTTTAATAAAGCCTATCTATTAAATTCCATCCATATTTTTTATACATATGTAAATTTTCTCGTTTGGTCAATTTAGTAATACCGTTCTTTTCAATAATAATTTTCTTTGTATCGGAATTATAAAGATGTTTATCGGCACACGTAGTTGTACAGTATTTGTGAACAGAAGTTCTAGGTAAAAATATTTTTTTACAACGAATACATTCTGTTTCTTTTGAATCGAATTTTGGAAGGAAATACTTATCCCAGTTAATAACCCTACCAGAAACCCATCCATTAGGAACTTTGTTTGGATAAAATTTATTGCTTAATTTTAATTCTACATTGTGATACCATTTTTTTCCATAACCACTATTAGATGTGCCGGATTGATGTTGTGATTGAATTTTACTGAATTCGATTTTTAATTTTTGATAAATTCTATTATTTATTTTGTATTCTCTAAGTTGATTTTCGCTTTTATACCAAGCCATTGAAGCAAACGCTTTCCACATTTTCTTATATTCTACGGAAGAAGATGGAAATACAGAAGTTAATAAAAGGTGACATATATAATGTTCTCTAGCAGTCAGTTCAACTAAATTCGATGAACAATTTAACCCACCTAAACACTTTGGAATTATATGATGTGTTTCTGTATATTGGTTTAAAACCGGATTGTTTAAACGATGATGTATTATACGATAATACCAATTTTTATATTTATTATTTTGATCTTCTAATGTCATAATAAAAGTTATTTACTTATAAGTATAACTTAGAAGTTTAAAAAATAATCTTTTTGGTAATTTTACGAATATTTGTATATATTTATAATTTACCTCAAAACTTCTTGAAAAAAGAAGTTGATCTTTGAAAACTTAGTGGTAAGATAAAGAAGTAGTAAGTATTTGTTCTTTCAGCGTGGTGGGAGAAGCACTCCTCTAGAACATCTGTAAGTAATAGTTCTTTAACAAATTTTAATGGCCTTGTAGCTCAGTTGGTAGTAGCAGAAGCCTTTTAAGCTTTTGGTCGTGGGTTCGAGTCCCACCGGGGCCACCATTTTAACTGGTAATAAACGAAGTAAATCATATATTGTGGGACAACTACACTTTTAAGTATCGTGATTGATTACGAAAGCATTTTTTCCGTGTAGAATTTGACTTTCATCATTAAACATATTAAATGATTAACCCAAACACAACTGTGTGCTGTGCTGAAAAATGTCCGCTACACAGCGATGCTTACGTAGATAAGTAACTCAATGAATATTACCAGTTCATTTAACGGAGTCATCGTCTAACGGTTTAGGATAATTCCCTTTCACGGAATAGATCAGAGTTCGATTCTCTGTGGCTCTACCATTTGATGTTTGGTTGAAAACTTCTTGGTTGCGGGGTTAGCGCATGGTATACTCTGTTTGTTGGGTGGATAGAGTATTCAATAGATACACCCAACATAATTTTTAGGATAGTTCTTTATAAACAATTTAAACAGCTGGCGGCAGGTTATTATTTGACGATGGCTCATAACCATTGGTAACTAAGTGAGATTCTTAGGCGAGCGACCATTTGTAATGGCTGGGGCTTCAGCAAGCAAGATTCTTTCATACGGAATCTTTAATGAGGGCAGCACTCATACCAGCTACCATTTATTGTTCCTTGAAATTTTAACTTTTGTGTAAATAAAATGTATTCTTGTTTGGCTCTCTAATATATATTAGATATGACAGAAGAAGAATACTTGTTAAATCCAAATAAATGTAATGTTTGTAGTTCTATAATAAAATACAATTCTAGAGCTAGAGAAAGAAATAGAAAATATTGTAGTTTGCAATGTTTTGCAAAATCAAGGACTATACTCTCTATTGATGATTATGAAAAAAATCCATTAAAATGCTGTGAATGTAATCAGATAATTTTGTTTTCTAAAAAAAGAAAACGAAAAAAAGTATATTTTTGTGGCAATAAATGTGCGGCTATTTATAGAGGTAGAAACTTTAAGTTAAGTACAGAAGAAAGTTTGGACTAAAGAAAAAAGGTTGGAACATTCATTGAAAATGAAGAAAGCAGTGGATGATAATCCAGAATCTTATTCTAGTAAAAATGTTTGTGGTAGAGTTAAAACAATTAAGACTATAGATAGTTTAGGTAATGAAACTAGTTGTCTTGGTAAATGGGAATTATTGGTAATAGATTATTTAAACAAAAATAATATAAGATGGTCAAATAAGATTGAAGAAAATTTCCAATATTATTGGAATGAATCTTACCACAGATATTTTCCAGACTTTAAATTATTAGATTATGATAATGTCTTTATTGAAGTTAAAGGATATGAAAGAGATAGAGACAAAGCTAAGATATAAGATTTGATGTTCTTTTAAAAATTTGCGGGGTAGATCAACGGAATAGATCGTCCGGCTCATAACCGGAAGGTAGAGTGTTCAATTCACTCCCCCGCTACCATTTAGTGGTTCCGTAGTTTAACGGTAGAACGCAACGCTTATAACGTTGATAAGCTCTAGATTTGAGCACGGTCTCGGTTCGAATCCGGGCGGAACCACCAAATTTAGGAACTATATCGTGCGTAGAGAAACATTAATAATGACTCTACTATTCGTGAAAGTCTAACGGTAACTCTTCCATATCGTAAATGATGGTGCAAATCCATTGGAAGAACAATTTTAAATGGCTAGGTAGCCCAAAGGCAGGAGGCAGCACTCTCAAAAAGTGTACAGTGTCAGTTCGAATCTGACCCTAGCTACCATTTTTTGAAAAAGCAGTTGACATCAGAAGATGATGTGGTAAGATAAAAGAGTAGTAAGTGATGGTTCTTTAAACAATTTATGCCTATGTAGACCAACGGCAGAGTCACGAAACTTAAAATTTCGGTAGTACTGGTTCGAATCCAGTCATAGGCACCATTTTTTGATAGTTCTTTAACAATTTAAGATAGTGGCGGAACAACCTTTGTATAGGGGTAACGCACAATAGTGGTGAAGAATCATTATTGGTTGGAGTAATAATGTGCAGTGTAAGTCTATGGCGGATTGTGGGTCGTACAACCTATAATTCAAGCGTAACGACATCGTAGCTAAAATAAATGATATATCGTAGGTCGTTGTGGGAAACCAATCCCATCAATCGTTAACATAGAGAGTAATTAACTTTATGGATTGTGGATGAATAACGGTGCATATTGTGAAACTTGGAGGTAATCATTAGTCCTTCCTATTTGAATTTAAATGCGGGTCAAGTGTAAAGAGGGCACGCTGGTCTACCAGATCAGAAGGCGAAATGCAAAGTTCGGACCCGCTCCAGTTTTTTTAAAATGGCTCTGTGATGTATGGTGCATGGGCAGACTTATAATCTGTATAATCCCTAGATTTGGGTGCTGATAGGGTTCAATTCCCTACGGAGCCACCATTTTTTAAAGTAAAAGTATTTACGGGTCAATAGCTCAATGGTTAGAGCGTAGAACTCATAATTCTTTGGTTATCGGTTCAAGTCCGGTTTGACCCACCAAATTTAAGTTAGTTCTCTTATAACGAGTGCTGGGTATATTGTGTAAGTATTATTATAGGTTTTTATACCAATGGCTAATATGTCGCTTGTATTATCTATTTTTCTACCCAACCCATAATATGGATCCAGTGCTACTTTATCACCAACGCCTGCTCCGCCTGTGCCGGAAAAGTATCCTGTTGCTATGACTGTACCAGGATTTATAATGACATTACCTGTATTGGTTGTGGCTATTTGTGTGACTACTGATCCTGTGACATTGAGCCAAGTTAAAGGGTCTGTAACAGTTGGATTAACTAGCAAATCCCATCTACCACTAAAAGGACTATTATTGCCTGGTTCTGCTAAAAAATCCAATTGTTCTGGTATTATTTGAGCGCATTTTGAAGAGATGCTATTGTATCTTAAAAATAATACGCCATCGTATTCTGCTGAAGCAATTGCAGCTCCTGCATAATTTGCTGCTACTACTCTTTTTCCGGTGTTTTGAAAACCGCCTTCGCTTATGACTGTACTACATATTTGTGTCAGTAAGCTGCCAGTTGTAGTATTTTTGTGGGTAGTTATTTCGAATCTAATAGGCAAATTGGGATTACGTAGATACACTGTTTCTAAACTATTGTAGTTATTTATTTCGTGTACATAAATTACTATACCTTTTTGTACCACGCCATATCTTACTCTACCCACGCCTAACCATTCATAATCTATTGTATAAATTTGTGCTTTATTGGTATCTAATATGTTACCGCTTGGACCTGATCCATTCATTTTATCTAGGTTCCAACTACTTTGACTGACAAAAGTATCAGTTTTGATCTTATTAATAGTTTTTCTAAGTACAATGCCAAAGCTACTGCCACTACTCTGAAAGAAGTATCCATCATCATCATCAAAGCTACCTATGCTCTTTTTTATACCGTCTACTCCCGTACCAAATTTACTTGTGCAAATGACTTGCTGACTTTTACCCGGTTGATAAACAAATATTCGTTTGGTTTGTTTTATAGCTCTACTACCACTTGTTTGTGTAACTCTAAATGTGCTTTGAGCACTACCACTATTCCAAGTTACAGTAGCACTTCCTACTGTTTTGATATCAAAAACTACCATATTTGTTCCTTTATGAGAGATACTTTGAGTTAGATCGTAGTCTATAAATGAAGCGTTTGAGACTGTGACATTAACGCGGTGTCCACTAGTATCTATTTTCTTTATATTATAGATGTTAGTATTACCCACTGGATTTGGTAATTTGACATCAAATGATCCACTTGTAGCATCGCATAAGATTGTATAATCGGTAGTATATGATATTGTATAGTTATTAAATATTTTTTTAACAGGATAGCTTACATTTGTTATTTGTATATAGCTTGCTGTGACTGTATAAAGTGCCCAACTGGATGTGATTGGGTAGGTGCTACCAGTTTGCATTATGGGGCAACTACAAGGTGCGTAACTAGCGCTTAAAGAATTGCTTGATGTTACATTTAAAAGTTGAATTTGGCTGCCTGTGCCATTGAGGACTAAGCTACTACTGTAGATTTGGAGTAATCTGGGATATGACTCACAAATTTTTTGTGTATTTAGATTTTGAGATGGAAACTGAGGCATATCATATTATATTAATTATAAATCTTTTTGTAGTAGATTTTTAATTAATTCTTTTTTTGCCTCTTTATTTAATTTACCGTTTGATTTTATCTTTTTGATTTCCTCATTAAGATTTCTCAATAGATTTTGTTTTGCATTTTCTACTGATTGTGATTTTTCTACAACAACTTCTTTTTGTTCTTCTTTGAGTTTAATTTCTACAAGTGGTGATTGTTTGATATTTTTGATTTCTTTGATTTCCACCTTATTATAATTATCAAATTGTACTTCACTTTCCCACGGGGTAACCAATTGATTTTCTACAATGACTTCCAATTTAATCTTGGCAGTATCACTTTCAGTAAAGTACTTTTTGAGACTCTTGATGGGTACAGTGATAGTATTTTTATCTACGCTGCCAAAGAATACTAAGTTAACATCTTCACTTTCAATGATCAATCGAGCTGAGCTATTTTTGTAAGAAGCATTTTTAATACTAGCTTCACATTCAAATGTTTCTTCTTTATCCAAGTAAATTTTGTAGCTCATCGTCTTTGTACTTTCTTATATTTTTAATGTCAACTCCTACCTCATTTAATGTATTAAGAATGAAGTTAACGTCATTTACTTTTATAAATATCTTTTTGTCGGGTATTTCAATAGTTTTCTTATATTTTTTATTTTGACACTGCAATAGTATATCAACTAATCTAGCTCTTTTAACAGGATTTTTTATTTGATAATCCAACAGTGCTTTTTGTTGGTCTTCATAATTGTCAAAAGGATGATCACCCCATTCTTGTGGATTGCGTGCTCCTCCTTGTGTTGCTTCTAAAGCACCTGCTATACAGTCTCCCCAAGTGAAACAATATGAACTCCACGTATCACAAACTGACGCAAATGTATTAGTAACTGACATCAACTATAAGTAGTTATTATATTTTCATATTTTACTTGACCGCCACAAATATTTGATATATTATAGTAGATAATATGGCACATTTAATTAAACTAAATCAGTTGGATCTCAATCACGATAATACACGCACTTATGTTCCTATTCTATTTAATTTGGATAGGGCCATTAGTATGGAACCCAGTGTAAGTGGTAAACACACAGCGATTATTACAGCGCATAATGGTGCTGGTATTCGTGTAAAAGAAACATTGGATGAAATTCTGCATCTATCAAAGGGTTGCGTTAAAAACGTTTTAAACGGTTAATATATGATTAATATAAAGAATATCAATGTTTCTGCTTATAAAGAAGAGTTTGTTAAAAACAGACGAGTTGTAATAGATAACTTTTTGACAGAAGAATATGCTGAAAAGTTGTATAAGTACTATACAACCGAAATGAACAAAGAATATTGGTCTGCTACATATATGCCGTCACTTAGATATGAAGGTGATTGGGAGTGGTGGCAAAATATTCCGGGTAATAGATATGTTATGGAACAAGCTTATCAACACGCTTGTAACGCTAGAGATAACAATTTATTCAGTTATTTTTTCTATAAAACTATGCCAGGTGTTATGGAAAAGGCTAAATCCGTTGTTTATGAAGAAACAATGGCTTTCTTTAACGGTAAAGAAATGATTGAGTTTATTAATAGTGTAACTGATTTGGAAATTACGATGGGAGACAAAACCTTTGTGAGTCGTTATGCTGAAAACTGCTTTTTGAGCAATCATACAGATGATGTTAACGGTAAATTGGCATTTGTGTGTCATTTGACCAAAGATTGGAATCCTGATTTTGGTGGGTTATATTTTGATTTGAGAGACAAAAACAATATCAGAGCGATCAATCCATCTTTTAATAAATTGGTAATTTTTGAAGTAACAGCTGGAGTAGCACCACATTGTGTAACACAGGTTGTTAATAACTCAAACAAAGAAAGAATAAGCGTATCTGGTTGGTATAATTAATAAAATAAATTGTTATGTATATTCCTGTAGAACACGAACACATTCCACTTGTAGTAATTGATAATTTTCTTCCCCGAGATTATGTTACTAAATTGTATGAAGATTTTGTCAAGTTAAAGCCACATTTTGGTGTACCACATTGGAGTGGTGGTTACAATGATGGTGCTGCTTATAATCCAGATGAACCATTGAGTCCATTGTGTACTGGACAAGATGTTTGGCTTCCATTTAACAATGATCAAGCTGAAAAGAACAAAGATTTGGGTTATTATGTATCAAATCTAAGCAAATATATCTTTCATCAGGGTATATTAGATTTTTTAACCCACGCTAAAAATGAAGAACTCACTGCTTATGCTAAGTACAGATACTTGTATAAGTACCACATCATTAATTATGGTGATGGTGGTTATTATAACTGGCACCGAGATTTGTCAGTTAGTGGAATGACTTGGGATGGTGTAGATGTAAACAAACAAAATGCATTTACATTTGCACTTACTTTGGTTAAAGATCCAAGTGTGATGAAGGGTGGAGAACAATACTTTATGTATAAAAACCATACATACAGATTGCCACTTACAAGCAATCAGTTAGCAATCTTTCCATCCACAGTGTTTCACGCTTGTAGTGAAATTACTGCTCCAAAGGATTTGGCTTGGGAAAACAAGAGATTCAACATACAGGCGTGGTTATGTCACGGTTAATATATGGAGTTTATTCACACATATTTGGGTTACAATAATAACCGAGACGAGTATAACTGTGAAATATTAAATAACAAGAAAAACTCGGTGGGTTTTTGTAAATATTATAAAAATAATAGTTATGATGAAATTGTGTGTATAGAATTCATAAACATACGATATGAACATCGTCGTAGAGGGTATGCTACGGCGTTGGTTAAAGAACTACAGAGTAGGTATACATTAAAATGGGATTATAGGTTTAGTGAGACTGGTAGAAAATGGTATGATGGATTGAGAAAAGAAGATCTAAAACAACTAATTCAAGAAGTCTACGAAGAAGAAATGGCAGAAACCAAGAAAAAAGGTGCTGCTAAGGAAGAACCAAAGAAAGAAGCTCCTAAAGCTCCTAAAGCACCTGTGAAGAAAGCTGCTGAAGCTCCAAAAGCAGAAGATCCAAGCAAGATTACCAAGTCATTTGTCAAGACAATTGACAAACACGGTGATAAGAACAAATTTGCTGGTGACAAGGGTGATGCTGAATTATTTGGTAAAATCAAGAAAATTCTTACTCCATATGTTGGCAGAAGATTAGAAGAAGCTGATATTGATAAGATGATGGGAGAAATGGAATGTGATGAATGTTACGAAGAAGGTGCAAAACCTGATTTCTTAGATTTAGATAAAGATGGTAATAAGAAAGAACCAATGAAGAAAGCAGCAATGGATGCTAAGACCAGTAAAAAGTTAAAAGAAATTATAGAAAAAGCAAAAAACATTTAAATTATTTAACCCGTCGTAAATGACGGGTTTTTTTGTGTAATAAAATAATATGAAAACTCCGTGTAAAAGAATCTGTGTGGTTGTGGATGCTAAACTATGTGAAGGATGTGGTCGTACTTGGGAAGAGTTGCGAGAGTGGTCATTTTATAGTGATAAACAACGTGATGAGATAATGGAACGGTTAAAACACTTTAAAAGTAAGCATAAGAGTAGATTTGATTAATATTTATAACTACTATGAAGCTATTTAGAGACTTACTGTTAGAAAATCCAGATACTGTATATTATAAGAAAAAGACATATAGTTATCGTAGCCCAGCGAACAAATGTGCTTTTCTTGTATATAAAGATGAAAAGAGTGGTAAAAATGCTATATTTGGATATAGTCTTGTTAAAAAAGAATTTTATTGTGATGACCCCGAAGTTTTAAAGGATGTAGACGAACTATCCAAACAGCCAAGTCTCAAATTGGATACAAGTATGAATTCTGATAATCAGCTTGATTATTGGGGACAAAGAGCAATAACTAACTTAAAGAACAGTAATAGTGGGGGAGGTCATTTAGATATAGAAAATCTTTTAAAAGGTATAGGTAGATTTGGTATTTATGCTGATCCACTTTTGAAGGGTAGAATATTTGAGGTAGATGATGCTAAAGATGTGGTTGATGATTCTCATTTAAAGATTGAAACTACAATACCAAGTGGCAAAGGTATTATTGTAACATTCTGGGATTCTAAAAGAGATAGAATAATTAAGTATAAAGATCAATATGATAAGGTTATAGAGTTCAATGGATATGACCCCAAAGAATGTTTGTATGAACCAAGTATGAATTTTTATACATATGATAACTTTTACAACGATGGTCCATCAATATCGGAAAAACCTTCACGAACTACCACTTCAAATACTACTGATACTACTTCTAGGAACTTACAAACTGGAGGTAATCCAGTCAGTTTCAAAGTGGGTGATAATGTGAAAGTTAGAGGAATGAAGACTTCTGGAGTGGTTGTATCTATTGCCGGAGATAAAATTACTATAAGAATAACGGATACAGATGTTGAAGGTGTTAGTGTTGGTTCTGAAAAAACGTTTTCTTCTTGGTTTTTGGAACCTGTTGTCATTAATAATACAGAATTTAAAGTGGGTGATAAAGTAAAATACAAAGGTTATGACACATATGGTGAAATAAAATTTATTGATGGAAATACTATTATTGTTAAAATAAATCAGTCTGATATTCCTCTTATGCCTGTAGGTGTAAGTTTTAGTTTTCCGCCATCTGCTTTGGAACTTGATAAAAGAACTCAAGGTGAGACGATTGAGAAAGTAGTTGATGATAAGACTCAAGAGTTTGTTGAAAAACGAGGTAAACTACATTCAACGGGTGCTACATTTACTCCAACGGAAAAACAAAATTTAGAAAAAGAAGTAGATAGTTTGGAAATTGAAATCAAGATACTAAACGATCTATTGAATGCTGGTATAAAAAACTATACAGATAATGTAAAAGATGTGGTTGCTAAATCTATTCAACGCAAACTACACGCCATGTCAAAAGAAAAACAAGATAGATATAGTTTGATAGCCCAAGCTGAAAAGCAATATGGTATGCCTATTGCACAAATAAGACAAAAGTATAGAAATGTGCCATTGGATCAATTGGTTAAGAAAGAATCGTTATATAAGAAACTATTAAAGGCATTAAGAGGATGAAAACAAAGAAATTACGCATTTTCGATTTGGATGATACACTTTTTGAAACTGAAGCTAAAGTTATTGTTACTTCATCGAATGGTACTAGTAGAGAAATTACCCCAGCTGAATATGCTGTATACGAACCACAACCAGGCGATAAGTTTGATTTTAGTCAATTTCAAACACTTATCAACCCAACACTAATTCGTTCAATTGGTAAACGATTTTATAAGATAGTTACATCTTCGAATGGTGATCGTAAGA